TGTTCCCAAGGCACGTTTACGGCCGCCGCGCTTGCGCACCTGCAGCTTCTCCTCGGCATAAAGTCGCCTGAGCTTCTTGATGTTCATCTCGATGCCCTGTCGCTGCAGCATCACATGGATACGACGATATCCGAACCGGCGCCGCTGGGCGGCAACGGTCTTCATCGCCTCTCGCAGCTCACGATCATCCGGCCGGAGACTGCGATACCGCACGCTCGATCGATCCACAGCCAAAGCTTCACACGCCCGCCGCTGGCTCACCCCATGCACCAGGCAGGCATGAGCCACCGCATCCCGCTTTGCGTCGGGCGTCACCATTTTTTTGCTGCGACATCCTTGAGGATGGCATTATCCAGCATCGCCTCGGCCAGAAGCTTCTTGAGCCGGGTGTTCTCGTCCTCCAGCGTCTTCAGCCGACGGGCGTCCGACACCTCCAGGCCGCCATACTTGGCCTTCCACTTGTAGAAGGTCGCGCTGCTGATGCCGTGCTTGCGACATAGGTCCGTCGTCCCCAGCCCGGCCTCCTGCTCCTTCAATATCGCGATGATCTGCTCTTCGTTGAACCTGCTGCGCTTCATGCGTCCGCCCTCTGTTGCGGCGGACTCTACCAAAATCTGGAGGAGATCTAGGGGCTCAGGTCACCGTGGCTCGCCATAGGCCTTTGATTCCGAGTTTGAGGTGGGCTCACTCGGTGCGGAGTTGGCGGCTCGCCCCGCTGATCGAGGCGAGCCAAATTCATCTGATCGTTAGGTTTGAATTTCCTGGCACAGGTCCCACATGCCAAACACGTGCCACAAAATCATGCAGCCAACGGCGTAACCGGTCTCGCCATCCCTCGCTGCCTGCGCTGGTGCAATCGCAGCCAATGAGAGAGCACCGGCAACCGCGGCGGCTGTAAGGATTTTCTTCATTGTCGTCACTCCTTTTCGTTGATGGACAAAGGTGAGACGACAGGGGCGCCAAAAACCTTGGCGAGAAAGTGTCGCCCGCACACGCCGGAAACTCAGTTTCGCGGCGCGTAAGTGCTGCGGAGGTTTTCCATACGGGTGAGCCCGTGGACGACTTCCCCGCGGCCGTTTATCGCGACGATGTCGTTGCCATGTGCGATTGGGGTCAAACGCTGAGCTTTCCACTGGGAGATTGAGTATTTCCCATCCGCTGGCTTTTGGTGGGCAAAATCCCCGATAATTGTGCGGGCCGGGCAACGGAATACGATCCTCACGTGCTCAAGGGCAAACACCGCTTTTTCAACTTCATCAACTGTCACGCCCCGTCTCCTTATCCACGCTGACCGGCCGCGTTCTGCGGGGGCCTAAATGGATAAGTCGATCACCGCCCCGCTGGTTCGCCGCGGGGCATTTTCATGGTGGTGTAGAGGTGCATTACTCAGGATTGATACTGACGATGTGGGGGGCGAAGACGACAAAGTCCCCGCTCCGCCTCTTGGGGTTCTGTCCTGTTTCAACGATCGTCCAGTCACCGGTTATGGTCAGCGCGCCGTCCGAGCGCACAGCGATCACGATCTCGGCCAGGCTTCTGGAATCGTCGAATGAGATAGTGGTCCGGTCTCGACCGGATTCCGTCATGGATAGCTCGAAGCGCGACATCCGTTTTCCTCTGCTCACTGTCTTGCGTCAGTTTCTATCCGACGGTTCGGGAGCTTCGCCGAGGCGTAGCTTAAAGGCAATGCCATGGCCCGCCTCAAGACCATCAAGCCGCTGGTCAGCAAGTAAAAGCCAAAATGAATTGACGCCTTGCTTTGAGCACTATCTTCCGTCATAAGGCCATTACACGTTTTCAGTCTACGTCGGCTGCCTGTTGCCGGTCTTTCCGGTCTTCGGCTCTCGAAATTCGCAATGTGAACGTCTGGAGCGCCGGTATTTCACTGGCGCCAATGCTCGTTCGCACCACGTCCGAGCCTAAGGAAATACCATGGCCATCAAAGGCACCGTAAAATTCTTCAATGCTACCAAGGGTTTTGGATTCATTACCCCTGACACTGGTGGCAGCGACCACTTCGTCCATATCTCTGCCGTTCAGAGCGGGGGCCTCGATAGCCTCTACGAGAACGACAAGGTGTCATACGAGGTCGAAACCGGCCGCGACGGACGCGAGTCTGCTGTCAATCTGAGCATGGCTCAGTAAGCTTCGGCGCTATGCCGCGAATTTAGAAGGTCGCCTCAGTGGCGGCCTTTTTTGTGCCTGGAACTCCCAGCGACATCGTAAGCGGTGCCGATGCGCCCGGGCGTGACGGGCTGGGGAAACCTCTGTGCCAAGGTTACTGGCGATGTGCCGCAGCAGACGATAGAACCACCTATGGCAGATACTTATCGAGCATGGCTTCGCGGAATCGGCAATTGGCAGGGCATATCCGTAATCGATCTGCGTACAGCCGATGGGACGGGCAAACGCTTGCAGCTCGCCGGGCTTAAAACCCTGGGCGAAATCGATCTCCGAACGGGGGCTGAGCTTCTGAAACTTCCGGGGCTCGGCATCGGGGTAGTAAAAAAGGTTCGCGGCCTAATCAGGACCTATAAGGCGGTAGAGCGCCGCAGGCGGTCCTCAGTCAGTCCTGTGCGGCTACGGGTCCCAAGAACGTTCGGGTAACCAGCCCCGTGATCTAGCGGGGCTTTCGTATGCGCGGACAGTTAGAGCTTGGAGCGATTGTGCTCCAGCATGATCTCGCACTTGCGAATTTCGACTTCGAGCGCGGCGTTCCGTTCGTCTGTGACGTCAACCCAGTCACCGTTGGCCACTTCGTGCCACCGATGCTCGGCATTCCAACCGATACGCTTTCGCGTCTCGGAGATTGCGTTTTCAAGCCAACGAATCTCACGGTGTACATCTCTGGTAGCCATGCCCATCCTCCCAAACCCCAGACATGAGAGCTTCGCGCAAGCACTCGCCAAGGGCAATAGCGCCTCTGAGGCCTATATCGCTGCCGGGTACAAAGACAGCCGCTCAGCTGCATCGCGCTTGTCAACAAATGTGAACATCGTCGCTCGTGTCGCTGAACTTCAGGGCGAGGCCGCCGAGCGTGCCGTCCTGACCGTTGAGGACATTGCCCGACAGCTCGATGAAGACAGGATGTTCGCCCGCGAGAATGGTGCCGCCGCTGCTGCTGTCTCCGCCACTATGGGCAAAGCAAAGGTGCTCGGCCTGATCGTTGAAAAGCATGACCACACTGGCTCGATCAATCTCAACGTGCTGCCAGAGGACGCTGATCTGTGACCCATGGCCATTGCTCGACTGACGGAGAAGCAACGGGAGGCTAACCGCCTGCTGGGCGGCCCGGCCCGCAACATCATGCTGCGCGGCGGCTCGCGGTCGGGGAAGACCTTCCTGCTGGTGCGGGCGCTAATCCAACGGGCGATCAATGCGCCGGGCTCGCGCCACGTCATCTTTCGCTTCCGGTTCAACCACGCCAAGACATCGGTTTGGTCGGACACGCTGCCCAAGGTGCTCAAGCTCTGCTTTCCTAGCCTGCGGGTCCGGTTCGACAAGACCGATTTCTATGTCGAGCTGCCGAACGGGTCGCAAATCTGGATCGCCGGCCTGGACGACAAGGAGCGGGTCGAGAAGATCCTCGGGCAAGAATACGCCACGCTCTATTTCAACGAGAGCAGCCAGATACCGTGGGCGTCGGTCGAAACAGCGATGTCCCGCCTGGCGCAGAAGGTTGAATTGGCCGCTGAGATAGCGGCGGCGACGGGCCGGCAATTCCTTGCGCTCAAGGCTTATTTTGACTGCAACCCGCCTTCAAAGCTCCATTGGAGCTACCAGTTATTCCGAGCAGGGGTAAAGCCGGGCACGAAAGAGGCGCTGCCCAACCCCGCCGACTATGCCGAGATGCGGGTCAATCCGACCGACAATTCGGAGAACCTGCCGCCCGAGTATTTCGACGTTCTCGCCTCGATGTCGGCGGCTAAGCGGCTGCGCTTCGAGGCTGGGGAATGGGCAAGCGAGGTCAGCGGCGCGCTGTGGTCCCTTGAGGATCGGCTGGCGCCCGATGGCAAGACAATGCCGGGCATTGACGGGCTGCGGGTCACCAAGGACCAAATCCCCGACCTTGTTCGGATCGTCGTGGCGGTTGACCCGTCTGGTACGCGCGGCGACGGGGCAGGGGACGATATTGGCATTGTGGTGGCCGGCCTCGGTATTGATGGCCACGGCTATGTTCTCGAAGACGGCACTTGCCAGCTGTCTCCGGAAGGCTGGGGTAGGCGGGCCGTTGATCTGTTCCACCGACATGGTGCCGACCGGATCGTGGCGGAACGCAACTTCGGCGGCGACATGGTGCGGTTCACCGTTGCGACCGCGGACAAGACAGCGGCCTTCAAGGAAGTGGTGGCCAGTCGCGGCAAGGCGGTTCGCGCCGAGCCGGTTTCTGCACTTTACGAGCAGGGCCGCGTTCATCATGTCGGCCACTTCCCCGATCTTGAGGACCAGATGGTCAATTTCACTGCCTCTGGCTACGTGGGCGAGGGCTCTCCCGACCGGGCCGACGCGCTGGTCTGGGCGTTGACTGAATTGATGCTAAATACCCAGCAGGGGCCGGCGTCTTCAACCGTATTCACGGGGTTCCTGTAATGACGTTCGACATCACAGTCCGGCATCCCGAATACGACGCTTTTGCGCCCTCGTGGGAATTGCTTCGCAACGCCTTTGAGGGTGAAGAAGATATAAAGCGGGCCGGGCAGAAATACCTGCCCCTCAAGAACGGCCTTGCGAAGCTCATGGAGAGCGCATCGCACCGGGCTTTGGCCCAGGCTGCATATGACGCATACAAGGCGAGGGCTGAATTCCCTGACCTCGTGGCGCTCACCGTCCGGGGCGCGGTCGGAACCATCCTCGACCAGGCGGCCGAAATCGAACTGCCGCCCGAATTGGAGCCGCTGCGCGAGAGGGCCACGCGCGACGGGCTGACACTGGAGGCGCTGCACCGGCGGATCGCAACCGAGGTCATGCTGACCGGCCGCTATGGGCTTCTGCCCGGCATTGCGTCCGATGGTTCGCCCTATCTGGCCGGCTATGTTGCCGAGAGCATCATTAACTGGGATCAGGACGAAGAGAACGTTGCTGATTTCGTGGTGCTGGATGAAAGCGGCTATGTCCGCGACTGCCAGACCAATGAGTGGAAGTCGGTCGAGAAATACCGCGAGTGCTTTGTCGAGGACGGACGCTACGGCGCCCGCGTTTGGACCAGGGGCGAAAAGTCCTGGGAAGCCGGCGAGGTTGTCGAGGCGTCGGATCGCAAGCAGCGGCCCATCGACTTTCTGCCGCTGGTGTTTATCGGATCGAGCGACCTGACCCCAGAGCCGGACGATGTGCCGCTCTATGGCCTCGCCAAGCTGGCGGTGCGCATCTACCAGCTCGACGCCGATCTGCGGCAGACGCTGCATTACACGTCCGAGCCCACGCCGATGGTGTCGGGCTATGACGACCCTCTGGACGCGATCAAGACAGGGAAGGTGCCCCAAGGCATCGGTGGCACAAACATCTGGGTTCTGCCCAAGGACGGCAAAGGCGAGTTCCTGGAGTTCTCCGGTGCCGGCGCGTCTGCCCAGCACGACGAAATCCAGAAGGCCTATGACCGCGCCGTGATGTTCGGCGCCCAGATGCTGGCCGAAAAGGGCAACGCAAACGAAAGCGGCGAGGCGAAGCGCGTCCGGCTGGATTCCCAGCACAGCACGCTCAAGGGTATCGCCATGACTTCGGCCTCTGGGTTGGAAAAGGCGCTGCGCAACGTCGCGGTCTGGATTGGCGCAGACCCGGAGAAGGTCAAGGTCACGCCGAACTTGGACTTTTTCGACCACGACTTGGACGCCCAGACCATCACGGCCATCGTGTCGGCGTGGCAGTCGGCCGCTATTTCCTGGAAGTCCGCATTCGACCGGCTCAAGGCGGGTGGTGTGGTGCCTGAGGATCGGACCGCCGAGGAAGAGCTGGCGCTGATGGATCAGGACCAGTTCCGCGAGGATGATCAGCCCGACATTCTGCCGAACCGGCCCGAGCCGAAATTGGCGCAGTAATACCCCCGCCGCCTCATGGCGGTTTTTTCATGCCCGGTTGTGACCGGCAAAAAGGAGAAAGCCAGTGGCTCTCAAAGCAGTTGTGGACAGCCTCGATAGTATCGATGCCGGTCTGCATGATCACTACACGGAGAAGGACGGCAAGTTCTATCTCCAGATCGATGGCATCAAGGACCATCCCGACACCCAGGCCCTGCGCAGTGCGCTTGAGCGAGTGCGTCAGGAAAAGAAGGATCTGATCGCCGCGCACGAGGCCGATAAGCTCCGGCTGGACGGCTTGCCCGACGACTTCGACGCTTCGGCCTATGACGCGCTCAAGGCGCAGGCTGAGGGCAAAGAGCCCCCGAAGACCGACGAGCAGGTGACCCGCGTCCGCGAGCAGCTGGAGCGCAAGCATCAGGCCGAGCTCGGCAAGAAGGATGAGCGCATTGCAGTCCTTGAGCGCCAGATCGGCAAGGTGACGATTGATGACGGCTTGTCCAAAGCTATGGATGAGGCGAGCGTCGATCCCAAGCACAAGGCCAAGCTGCTGCCATATCTGAAGGCCATCGGCGCCATCAAACTCGAAGAGACTGACGGTGAATTCAAGGCCGTGGTCGAAACCGACATGGGCCCTGTTGCCCTGGGCCGGTTTGTGGCCGACTGGGCCAGCTCTGATGATGGCAAGGACTACGTGACCAAGCCCAGCGGCCCGGACGCCAGGGGCAATAATGGTCGTGGCGGCGCCGTCGAGGCCAACCCATGGGCCAAGGACACTTTCAATCTGACCAAGCAGGGCGAAATCGCTCGCGCTGATCCGGCCAAGGCCCAGCGCCTGAAGGCCGCGGCCGGTACCGCTTAGTCAACGTCATTCGGCGGCGCATCGCCGCCCGATCCACGCGGGCAGTGCTCGCATCTTCCCGCAGCCGTGCCAGTGGCCGGTTGATTTCACACTGAAACCAGCCAATCACAGGAGTTTCCAATGGCTGCTACCAAAATCTCGGACGTTATCGTCCCTGAGGTCTTCAACCCCTACGTCATCGAGCGCACCGCCGCTCTTTCGGCATTCTACCAGTCCGGCATCATCCAGACCGTTCCCGGCCTCGATATCCTCGGGAGCAAGGGCGGCACGACCATTGCCATGCCGTTTTGGCAGGATCTGACCGGCGACGATGAAGTGCTGTCGGACAGCTCTGCGCTGACCGTCAACAAGATCAGCGCCTCGCAGGACGTGGCCGCGCTGCATGCTCGCGGCAAGGCGTGGGGTGTCAACGATTTGGCCAAGGCCCTGTCTGGCGATGACCCGATGGCTGCTATCGGTGATCTGGTGGCGGCCTACTGGGCTCGCCGCTGGCAGGACCTCACGATTGCTTCGCTCAAGGGCGTGTTCCTGGCTTCGACGATGTCCAGCAACGTCCATGACATCAGCGCCGGCACCGGTGATGCCGCGGTCATCAGCGGTGATGCCGTGGTGGATGCGGTTTACAAGCTCGGTGATGCGGCCGGTGGCCTGACCGGCTTTGCCATGCACTCCAACACCGTCGCCACGCTGGTCAAGCAGGGGCTGATTGACTTCCGCCCCGACGCTGATGGCGAGCTCACCATTCCCTTCTATATGGGCAAGCGCGTGGTGGTGGACGATAGCATGCCGGTCGCGAGCGGGGTCTACACCTCGTACCTGTTCGGCACAGGTGCCATCGGCCTGGGCGAGGGCAATGCCCCCGTGCCCACCGAGACCGACCGCGACAGCCTCCAGGGCGAAGACATCCTCATCAACCGGCGGCATTTCGTGCTGCACCCTCGTGGCGTGAAGTGGAAGGGCACCGCGGCGGGCGTGTCTCCGACCAACACCGAAGTCGCGGTCGGCACGAACTGGGAGCGCGTTTACGAGTCGAAGAACGTGCGCATCGTGCAGTTCAAGCACCGCAACGTCGCTGCTCCCTGATCGATCGGGTGGGGCTTCGGTCCCGCCCACCCCCACATTCAAGCGATAGGAGGGCCACATGGCTCCCAAGATCAAGCGCGGCCAGATCGGCTCGCGTTCGCTCCAGAAGGCGTTTGACCAGGCCGAAGTGCTTCCCACCTTTGCCGTGACCGATTTGCCGTCCGCAGCGCTGAACACCGGCAAGATGGTGCATGTCTCCGATGGCGCGACCGGTTCACCCTGTTTGGCGTATTCCAATGGCACGAGCTGGCTTCAGGTCGCGCTCGGCGATGCAGTGGCGGGGGCGTAACCATGGGGCTCGCATCATTCAATCGTATGCGCCGGCTCCAGGCCGAGGCGCTGAATTCTACATCGCCCACCGAGGCGGGCAAGCAGACCGACGACGAAACCCCGCTCAAGGTCGGCAAGGGCCCCGGCGGCAAATTCTACGTCAAGCAGGGCAAGGTGAACCTCAAGGGCCCCTTCGCCACCGAGGAAGAAGCCGAAGCCGCCATGGTGACGCCCGATGGCATCCCGACCCCCATCCCCGACGCATGGGAAGCCATGACCGACGATGAACTGCTGGCCCTGGCCGCTGAGCTGTCCGGCGGTCCTGTGACGGCCAGTGGGGAGCAAGCGCCCATCGAGCGCGCCAAGAGCATTATTCAGGCAACGGTCGATGACCGGGCGAGCCGCAATGGCTGATATCGTCTCGCTGGTCCCGCGCCCGTCAAACGACGAGCCAGACGGCCCGCACTGGTCCGGTGAATGTCTGTGCGGCGCCTGCGGCCATGAATGGCAGGGCGTGGCGCAGGTGGGTGACGAAGACCACCTCGAATGCCCGAACTGCCATCGGCATTGGGGCGCGGCAAAGCATGCGATTGTGCCGCCGGCATCTCTCTGGCGCTGCAATTGCGGTGAAACTCTGTTCTGGCTGACCCCGGATGGCGCGCTTTGCCGGCGGTGCGGCACCTATTCTAACGATTGGGCGGAGTAAGCAGATGCTGAGCTATACCGATCCGGCCGTTTCGCCCGCCGAAGCCGATGCCTATCTTGTCGCTGCCGGCCAGACATGGACCGGCACCAATGAGGCAAAGGCCGCAGCGATCATTCGTGGTCAGCGCTATGTCGCCGGCATCGGCAATGGCCGCTGGGCCACCGAGTGGGACAATGACCAAGCGCCGGAGCCAGTTCGTTTCGCCATCATTGAGGCCGCCCAGCGTGAATTGGCGGCGCCCGGCTCCCTCTCACCCGATTACGTCGCCGCCAAGGTGGTGAAGCGCGAGAAAAAGCAGGTTGGCCCCCTCGCCAAGGAACTTGAATACGCTGAGGCGACCAGCGCGGCGTCGGTGCGGCCGGATATCGAGATTATCGACCAGTTGCTTGCGGGGCAGCTAATGGCCTCTGGCGGGGCGTCTGTGCCCGTTCTGAGGATGTGACCCGTGGCCGAGAAATTCGACTATCTCGAAAGCCAGGCTGACGCGGCTGAACTGATCGAGGAATTCGGCCAAACGGGCGCCATCCGCCGCACCGTCATCGTCCCGCCCGCCAATCCTTGGGAAGAAGCTGAGGAGGTCATCACCGACTATCCGGTAACACTGGCCATCCTGCCGATGGATGAGCGCCGGATTGACGGATCGCTCATTTTGACAGGAGACCGCCAGGCGCTCATGTCATTGCAAGGGCTTTCGATCACGCCGGCGGTCGGCGACGTGCTGATCTTCAATGGTGCCTTCTCGGGCGACAGCTATGTCGGTGGGGAAGCATGGACCATCCGCAAGCTCGATACCCTGGCGCCGGCCGGTGTGACGGTCATGTATGACGCCGTGGTGCGGAGGTAGACCGCAGCGTGTAGAATTTGCAGGAAGCTATCTGGCTTGCTTTCGTGTTCACGAATTCCAGCATCAAGGAAAATTCCATATCGCCGGTGGGTGTGGTGAGGGTTCCGTTCGCGGCCCCAACTTTTCCGTGGCTGATAGCGTGATGAACGTGGATCGCCTTTAGATTTTTGAACTGCGGGACCGCGCAAGTCACCCCGCCGGCCAGGCGGTCGGTTAGGTCCGCACCAGAAAGCAGGTCGATGGCGAACTCCTCGACAAATCCGTTTTTGGGCGAATTTTTGCACTCGCCGCTCCGCGTGATCTTCACCAACTCTCTCTCCATGCCCTGCTCCGCGGAGTGGTAATACCATGCTCAAGCGCCTCAGTGCCCGCGAACTTCTGGCCAACCTCGCCTCAGAATGGGAAGCCACGCTTGCCCGCGAATGGCTCGACGCTGTCCGCTCCATCACCTCGGCAGTGGTGCTGCGGGATCTGGTTGCCGAGCTCGAGCGCGGCAATCTCGATGCGGCGATGCGGCTGTTGAATATCGATGCCGACCGGTTCGCCCGGTTCGAGGCGGGCATCCTCTCTGCCTATAATGCTGGTGGCATTGCGACGGTGGGCTCCATGCCGGCGCTTCGCTCGCCTGATGGCAACAGGGTGCATTTTACGTGGGGCGTCCGCAATCTCCCTGCCGAACAGGCGATCAGGCAGCACGCGGTAGCGCTTGTTGACGATTTGGTGGGCGAACAGCTTACCGTCGCTCGTCAGGTGCTCACAGACGGCCTCTCACGCGGCCAGAACCCTCGCCAGACGGCCTTGGGGCTGGTGGGGCGGGTCAACCGCCGCTCCGGCTTTCGAGAGGGTGGGGTGCTGGGCCTAACCCCATCCAGCGTGCAGACGCTCGACAAAATCTATGGCGGCCTTCGCGCTGGCGATACGCAGGCCATGCGCGACTATCTGGGCTATGCGCTGCGGGACAAGCGATTCGATGGCCATGTGCGCCGTGCGCTGGCCGAAGGCGGTTCAGTGCCGGCCGATGCAGTGGATCGGATCGTCACGGCCTATTCCAACCGGGCCCTGAAATTCCGGGCTGACAATCTCGCCCTGGTCGAAACCAATATCGCGCTGGCCAAGGCGCAACGAGACGCATTCCAGCAGCAGATCGACGCCGGCAAACTCGAAGCCGGGGACGTAACCAAGACCTGGGGCCGCTCGGTCTCGCGGGAGAAGCGCGCCGATCACCTCGCCATGGTGGGGCAGACGGTTCCTTTCTCTGCGCTGTTCACGCTACCGGACGGCACGCAATGCACTGGGCCGCACGATCCGAACCTGCCGGCGCATCATCTGGTGGGCTGCAAATGCCCGCCTCCCACCATTGAGGTGGATTTCACCGCCCAGGCCCTGCGCAAATACCGGGCGCGCGTCGGTGGCTAGTTTCAGCGCTACCATTTCGGCTTGGGCAGAGAAGGTGCCAGAGGCCATAGATGCGGTCCTACGCGGCTCCGCTGAAGACCTCATGCGGGAAATGCAGGAGGAGCTTGATCGTCTGGTCTATCAGGCCCCGATCTCGCCTTCTGGCTATGACCGCACTGGGTTCCTCAAAGCGTCCTTGGTCGCATCGACACAGGAAATGCCGCAGTTGATCCGCGACAATCCCGGCGAGAAGACGGAGTGGAATGAGGCGCCCGTGGTGCTGGTGATCAACGGCTGGGATGGCGGCGGCCAATTGTTCCTAGGCTATACCGCGAAATACGGTTTGGCAGTGGCGCTTGGAGCCAAGGGGGCTGTGCCGAAGCCGTGGGTCCAACTCACTGTCCAGAAATGGCAGCAGATCGTTGAGCGCCGCGCCGCCACCGTCAAAGCAGCGTTCGGACTGTAGGAGATCGCATGTCAGTCCCGAGCATCGAAACCAAGATATCCGAAGCCATCCGGGCCCGGGTTGCCAGCCTCCCAATGGCCAGCACATTCACCATCGTGTGGACCGATGGCCCGCTGCCAGCGGGAAAACAGACCTATACGCCCGATCCGCTCACGCGCTATCTCCGGGTAACGTGGACGCCGAACCAGACGCAGCGCCAATTCATCGGATCGAAAGACCCTCATCGCCGGCCCGGCGTGTTGCAGATCGACGTGTTCGGCACCGTATCTCAGGGATCGGCCAGAGCCATCGAGGTGGCGGGGCAGGTGGCCGCTCACTTTCCCGCTGACCTGGTGCTCACGTTTATGGGCGCCAAGGTCCGGGTGATGAAGGCGCCGAGCGTCGGGCCGGTCTTTGTCGACACGCACCTCCATGTGCCGGTGCTGGTCGAGCTCGAAACCCTCAATCTGTAGGAGGCCCTGATGGTTTGCAAAGCCTGCCAAGATCGGCGTGAGGCCGTGATTAGTGCTGTCCTTGAAGGTCGCATTGCCGCCGCCGCCGGCCACGTGGTGAAGGGCGCCGCCGAAATGGTCGGGCTCAAGCCCAAGGCGGCGACCACCGAATACGAACCGTTGGCAGGGCAGGGCGAGGCCATCCAGATCGATGCTGGTGATCCGCCCATGCCGCCCGTCAAGAAACCCCGAGCGAAACGCTCGTAACCCATCCCGGCGCTGACCGGATCAACCCAAGCGGTCCAATCGGGCCGCTTTTTTCATGGAGAAAGCAACCATGGCTGGTTTGCAAAAGATCGCTGGCAGCGCCCTTTATATCGGCTCTGCCCCTATCGCCTATCAGACCGAATACGAGGCCGCTGATTTTGCGGGCATCTCGTGGACCCGCATCCTGGGCTGGCAGACCTCGGGCGATCTCGGCGCCGAGCAGGCCATGGTCACGCAGACCCTGATCGACAGCAACACGACGGTCTATGCCAAGGGAACGATCTCGTTTCCGATTATGAGCAACCAGTTCGTGCCGAACCTCTCCGATCCGGGGCAGGCCTTGTTTGCCGCGGCGCGCCGTGCTTGCAAACCGTATCCCTTCAGAGCGGTTTGGGGTGCTGATTGCGAGGAAACCGCGACGGTCACCATCTCGGTCGCAACGCCTGGCGTCGTGTCCTGGGTTGGGCATGGCCTTCCGAACGGGACGCCCGTGGTGTTCACGACAACCGGGGCGCTCCCAACAGGGCTGACGGCCGGCACGACATATTACGTGGTGGATGCCACCACCGATGCGTTCTCTGTCGCGGCAACAATAGCGGGCGCCGCCATCGATACCACCGGTGCCGGCTCCGGCGTTCACACCGCGACCGCTGTGCCGATTGGCGAAACGGACCTGTTCGCGGGCTTCGCCCTGTTCGGTGTGAAGTCGGGCGGGGACTCTTCGGCGAGCCGTCTTTCGACATTCCCGATCCAACCTATCGCCCCTGCGATCACGATCTAGCCTATTCCCGAATGCCCGAAAGGGCAGGGCCGGGGGTGCGCAGGGTTCACGCGCTTCCGGCCCACTGAACCCGTTGAGCCTGGAGAATGAGAATGTTTGACGTAGAAACCGCATTCGTGAACATCGAGGCCATCGAGCAGGGCAGGTGGATTGAGTTGGGGGCAGACTTCCCCGGCGTCGAAATCCGCGCCAAGGGCATGTCCTCCACCGACGCCAAGGCCCTATACGACAAGCTCCGTCGCGAGGCACCACGCACCGACAAGCTCGCTAATGGCCAGTTATCCGAAGCGGCGCAGGAGCGCATCCTGCGCGAAGTCATCCTCGACAAATGCTTGCTCGACTGGCGTGGCTTTGCATCGGGCGGCAAGGCGCTGCCCTATACCAAGAAGGCCGCCGACGGCTTCCTGACGGAGCCCAAGGCTCGACGGATCGGCATGGCCATCATCAATGCCATTGTCGCGATCGACGAGAGCCGCGCGGCCAAAGCCGAGGACATCGCAAAAAACTAGCCGAGGCGCTGCGCTGGCTCCTGGATAACCCCACTGCCGACGCGCGCCGCAACTCCCTCGAACGAAAAGGCTGGCGGATACCTGAGAGCCTGTATCCACCTGAGGTCTACCCAGGTGCGGAAAGTTGGTTCGAAGCATTCTTCGAGCTTGGGACCGACAGGCAGATCGGGATGGGTATGGGGCCAATCCCATCATCTAGCCTCGATCAGTACACCGCAGGATGGCCAGACGACGATGCCCAGGCCTTCCGGCAAGCCATCCGAGCAATGGATGCGGTCTACCTCAACCACCATTCAAAAGAGCAGGACATCCCCGAAACCGACAACCCGGCCCGTGACGCGTTCCGCGCGGTAATGCGGTAGTCGGGAAACCTAGTAGCGATCTTTGACTAGCCAAACCGTGCGAGAGTTGTTTCTATGCCCCTAATTTTGGGGGAGCATATGCCAAGAATACGCCGGGTTCCTGTCTATCAAATAAACATTGCCGCCAATCCGCACGATGAGGGCATTTACCCCCGATTGCTCACTAGAGCTTCCCAAATAATCGCGGCCCTTCGCGGCAGTGATTACGGAAAGATCACGGCGCCCGTCGCAGTAGATGGGAGGCCCAACCTGTACCGCGGGTACATCCGGATCTGGACAAACATCGACGCGGATGGACGTTGGTACGATATCGAGAGCGGCGAAGAACTTGATCCTGAGATCAAGGCTCAAATTGTGATCCCGGACAACGCGAAGCCAAATTTCCGAGGCTATGATTACGTATTCGATTCCAGAACCCATCGCCTCTACTTTGAGGCAAAAAATGACCTTGATAGCACCGTCTCTCCACAAACGGTCCTAAAGCTTTTTCGAATAATTTTTGCGCCGGAGGCGCTTGGTGACGGTTGGCCAGAAGTGTCGATTACAATGGTTCCCGAAGCTTCAGTCGTGTCTCGGATATTAGCGCTTCCGCGCCTCGACACGCTGTTTATATCTGTCGTCAGGCCCAATCCAGACGGGGCAGACGATGACGCCGCGCAAAGAGTTTGGGGCAAGCTCGATCAGTTGCACGCTCATAAGGTTGAAGTTCTGATGAAGCGGGCCAATGAGGCTGAGCGATTAACGGTGACAGCTGACTACCGAGAGATGGCCGAAGTGGCCGCCGAAAATGGCTTGGTCGTTGGCAAAGGGCGGAACCCAGATGGGACAAAAACCGAGATTTCCACTGTTGCGCGTCCTAAGCGGATCAATGTCGAAATGGACCGTGGCCAGAACTTTCTTGCGAGACTACTTTCGGCGGTACCGGGACTGGGCGGGAATTAGAACTCTTTCCGAGGACTTATCTCACTACTGGGCGGTATACGGCGGATGGAGGGCCATAATCCGATCGCCAGCCGCACATGTCGCAATTCTTTTGACGGTGATTGCTCTCGCCACTGGCCGCGCCTCTGCATGGCCAGGGATGGCGACCCTCGTCGTGCCCGCGCTCCTAGGCTTATCAATTGGAGCAATGGCGATCGTGCTCGCGTTCCCGACGAACAAAATGTTCGGAGTATTGAGTGAAGGTGGAAGGGGCGACTCCTACTACATGGGGCTGGCAGCTAAATTTGTGCATTTTATCGCCCTGCAAACAATAACTCTGGCCTTCGCGACTATTGCCCCGGTGGAATTTAACATCATTTTCGATGGTGTTGGATTTTGGCTGCTATCGTATGCGCTTCTGTCCGGCGCGTTGGTGGCGGCCGCACTCTACAATGTGGCACGCCTCTATAATCACCCTGGTGCCAATGATTAGCCCGGCCGGATAGAGGCCAGCGTCCCTCACCAAAGCTTCAACGGCTTCGGTGAGCCTTTTTCGATCCTCCGGCGGCCTTCTGCACGAATTGCCTCCCGACGAGTTTAATCAGATCACCGTTACAAAGGACGGCATTTACTCCAGCTACTCGATGGCGATTCCGCTGCCGGAAGGGTCTTTGATCGAGCCGGCCGAGCCGGACAAAGCCGCCTAACCTCATCTGTGCCGGTCACCAGCCCCGCTTCGGCGGGGCTTTTCTATGTGGGGCAGAAAAGTCGACTTAGCCAAGACCGCTTTTTAGGCGGGGTTTCACTGATCCGCCGCGTGTATTTGTCGATACCGATTTTTGTGTAGTTGACGTTTGGAGATACGCCGAGGGCGCAGGCCTCGCGTCCGCAATCATCAGGAGGAAGCGTGTTGAGCTCATGTGGGCCAATCGCGGCTCCGTCGAGCCTGTCGCAGCCCGCGCAATCGGGCCATGCGCGGCTTATGCGGAAGGTGGCGTATTCTTCGATGCCGCTCCCCGTTATCGAAGCAACGCTCCGATGGCGAAAATAGGCAAAACTGGCATCCAGCAGTGTGACTTCCAGCCCTTTGAGCGGCTCGCTTAAGCCGCGCTGGCTGAGAGCGTCCAGTGCTTCTCCGGTCATCGCAGCGTTAGCTCTGATGCCCAACTGTTTTTTGGTTTCTTTCGAGAGAGGCGTTCCGGTCTGGCGAAAAACTCGGGCAATCTGGTGCGGGTGCTGCCCCTCATGCTCCTCCATTAGGATGGCAAGCTTGGGGGCATACTCCGGCTTGACGTATCCAAGTCTGGCATTCGAACGCTCTACGAAGGGCAAGTATTTCACCGGTCGAACCGCTCAACCGTGCCGTCGTCGTAGACCACGGCCTCGACGCACGTATTCGTCACGACATCTTCGTGAGCCATGACGACTAGGCGGGACGCGCGGGACGTTAGGAGTTGCGTTTCCTGTGCGGTCGAGCCGGGAGCAAGAGTTTGATCCCTCTCAATCAAGACGCTGCCGATCAGCTCATCTAGCACATCGTAGAAGGCAATTCGGCCATCGATCATTCGGACGGGCCTATCGCCATTAAATTGGTAGGCGACATCGAGTTCCACAAAGCCAGTAACGCCGCGCTCTGACTGGCGGGCGGACCAACTCTCAACCGTTAGAAGTTCGCGGTCGCACGCCCACCCTGGCGAGATCGCCAAACACAGAACCACCGATAGAGCAAAGCGCATCGCAACCCCCTCAATTGAGGCTTGGGACGCTAACGCATGTCAGGAGCATAGCCAATGGACGTTGCGTCTCTAGGCATCCGCGTCGAGAGCAATGGCGTTATCCGCGCGACCGGCGATCTTGACGGCCTTGATCGTGCCGCGGGACGTGCGGAGCGCTCTGCTTCCGCACTGTCCGCCGCCTTCCGGCTCCTTACGCCCATCGTGGCTGGGCTTGGGGCAGCGTTCAGCATTCGAGCGCTGGTCGGGTACGCTGACGCCTGGAGCGACATGCAATCGCGCGTCGGCTCGGCAATCAAGGACATGGAAGCGGCGCCGGCGATGATGTCGCGCATCGTGGAGATCGCGAATGCATCGTATTCGCCTCTCTCGCAGACAGTGGAGATTTTCGGACGAAACGTCGCCGTTCTCCATGACCTTGGGCGGAATGCGACTGAAGCTGCGGACTTCACGGAGGCGTTGAACCACGCACTGGTGACGACTGCCATTAAGGGGCAGGACGCGGACGTTGTGTTCAACGCACTCTCACGATCCATCGCAATCGGCGGCCTTCGTTCGATGGAGTTCGAGACAATCATGTCCCGGTCCCCTCGTGTGCTTGAGGCCGTCGCCGACGAACTTGGGACCACGACAACGGGCCTGCGTGCGCTTGCCCAGCAAGGGCGGGTCACGGGCGGCGTGATCGTGTCGGCGCTCATCAACTCGTTGGAGCAGCTTCGTCAGGAAGCGGGGGAAATGCCCGCGACCATTGGCGACGCAATCGTCCGTATCCAGACCAACTTCGGCGCCCTGATCGGGGTGCTGGACCAGACGTACAACATATCTGGTCGCGTGGCGGAGCAAATGCTTGGCATGGCGGATGCTATTCTCGGCGCCACCGAGCCGATTATTGCGGCGATTGGGTTCCTCTCGGACAATTTGGGCCGGCTGCTTGCCTATGCGACGGCGTTAGGAACGTACTTCGCCATCGGTTGGGTTGCATCCTTCGTGACCGCCGCGAACGTGACGGCAGCGCTTACGGCGATCACCGGCGGCTTAACCGTCAGCTTAGCTTTCTTGCGTACCACCTTGATCCGCCTCGGGATTGGAGCGTTGCTTATCTTGGTCGGTGAGCTGATTTATCAATTCACGAACTTGGTAGAGAAAACGGGCGGCGTTGGACAGGCGTTCACCCTCCTGGGCCAAGTGGCGGCCGGAGTTTTTGACGGCATGGTCACGGCGGCGAAGGCGATCCCCTCGGGGCTCAATGCTGTCTGGCATGATGTGCAGGCCGACTTCCTAGAGATGCTTGCGTCGCTGGAAGGTTACTGGAATGGCTTCGTGGATCGCCTCGGTGGGATCACATGGCGAAATCCATTTGACCCAAACGGCGAGACCCACACCATTTTGGGCTTTGACGCTCTCCGAATTGATGCAGACGGAGCGTCGGGAGCAATCGAGCATCTCCGTGGTCGCGCCCGAGAGCTGCGAGAGGAGGCCGGGGCACTCGCGAATGAAGGCTTCGGTGCGGCCGAGCAGGCGTTGCAGCGCCTCGTAAACGTTGCATCCGGCGCCAACATGGACGGCATCGGGGCCGGGGCATCTTTCTCCGAGTTACAAGCCCTCGTAAATGGAGGCCTTGGCGGTGGCGGAGGCTCTGCGAGCGCAGGCGGCTCCAGCCAGCTCAACGCCTACCAGCAGGCCACTAAATCCATCCTCGATCAGATCGACGCCCTTAAAACGCAGGCCCTGACCTTCGGCCTCTCCGAAACCGCTGCTACCCGGTTCAACACCGCAATGGATCTACTCCGGGCGGCCGAGGAAGCGGGCATTCCGATCACTACGGGCCTCATCGATGAAATCAACGGCCTTGCGGATGCCTATGCGCTGGCCGAGGAACGCGCCCGCCAACTCCAGCAGCAACAGCAGCTCGCCATCGATATCAACAACACGCTGGCGCAGGGCTTCTCGAACATGTTCATGGGCATCATCGACGGGTCCAAGAACGCGGGACAGGCGATTGGCGACCTGCTCAAGAGCTTGGGGCAGTTGCTGATCAACAACGCCTTCATGATGCTGTTCGGGGGCGGCACGGGCGGCGGCATTGGTGGCATGTTTGCTGGGCTGTTTTCCTTCGACGGCGGCGGCTTCACCGGTTACGGCCCTCGATCTGGCGGGATTGATGGCAGGGGCGGCTTCACGGCGATCCTGCACCCGAATGAGACGGTGATCGATCACACAAGGCCAGCCAACCAGAACCACAATAGCCGGGGCGGCGACGTGAACATCACAATCAACGGATCGGGCTTGAACGAGCAGCAGCTTGGCCGGGCTATTGCCGATGGCATCCGCGAATACGACGGGGCCTTGGTGCCAAAGGTAGAAGCCAAGTTCCGGCAGATGCAGAATGATCCGCGTGCAGCGGACGGGGGGTGGTGATGGCCTTATCCTTCCCGCTCGCCTTTGCCGACTTCATGGCCCTGATCGGCCTTGAGGACGGCTCGTTCACGCTCCAGCGCAATGATCAGGTGTCCGGCCTTGGCAATGGACAGCCGCTCAATGCTGAACTCGCCTCGCCGCTCTGGAAGTTCGACGGCCAGACGGTAGCGATGAAGAACGACGACGCTGAGGCAATGGCGGCAATCTTTGAACTACTCGAAGCGCCGGGCCGGGACTTCTACGTCGCCAACCCGCGCAAGATCGGGCCGCGCGAGGATAAGGACGGGACGATTCTAGGAAGCGCCACGCCGACGATCCATTCCGTCGCCAGCAACAACCGCGAAGCGCGCATCAAGGGCCTGCCTTCCGGGTACGTCTTGAGCCGGGGTGACATGGTGGCGGTGTCCTACGGGCCATCGGGTTCAAAGCGTCGTGATATCCTACGCATCGCCAGCGCGAAGGTTACGGCTGACGGGGACGGGATCACGCCGATGGTGGAATTTTCGACGTTCATTCGATCCGGCGTTGTGGCGAACGACTCTGTATTGCTCGCCCCTGCCACGATGCGAGCAAAGCTGATCCCAGGCTCCTATCGCCCGGTTCAGGTCGGGCCGTTGCACCAGCGTTTCGTTTTCTCTGCCATTCAAAAGCTGTTCTGATCCATGCGCACTACTGATCCCAATGTCGTCGCTCTTCTGAGCGGCGCGGATACTCATGGCCTGATCGAGGCCGATATGTCGGTCTGGGTGGTCAAAACCCTCGCCGGGGCATCCAAGACGTTCCCATTCTGGACCGAGCACGACACTGTAACGGCGACCGTGCCGAACCCATGGACCGGCAGCCCGGCCAGTTATCCGTTTGTGGGCGGCGGTGCCATCCTCGATGTGGGTGAAACGCCGCGCACTTCGGATCTGTCTATCAGGCGCAAGTCGATCACCATGTCGGCGGTGCATGAAACCGTGCTCGATATGTGGACTGCTCATGACATGCGGCTGGCTCAGGTGGCGGTCTATCAGGCGATGTTTGATCCGGAAACACGCGGGCTCGTCAGCGCCTTGCTCGAATTCGTTGGCGAGTTGAACGGAGCCCCCAAAGAAGTGCCCGCCGCTGGCGGCGAAGGTGGCATCCGCTTTGATCTTGTTTCCGACACAAGGCAATTGACCCGCGTCAATCCAGCCAAGCGGTCCGACGCGCACCAACGGACGCGCAATGGCGACGGCTTCCACAAATACATCGGCGTGGCCGGGGACTGGAAAATCCCTTTCGGCCAGACGGCCGAGGGCGAACCCGCGGGCTCCGTATTCAAGAGGAAGAACTGATGCGGAAAGAAGACTGGCGCAGGCGGCTGGGTGACTATGTGCGGCAGGTTCGTGCCATCCAATACGCGTTCGGCACGCAGGATTGCTGGCTGTTCGTCGCGGGCGCGGTCGATGCGATGACCGGGATCGACCATGGCGCCAGGCACCGCGGCAGGTACAAGACGGCGCGCGGCGCGCTCGGGATCATGAGGCGGGCCGGCGCGGCCGACATGGCCGAATTTGCCGGCTTGCACTTCGAGCCAGTCGCCCCGGTCGCGGCGCAGATCGGGGACGTGATGGCCATCCCGACCGATGACGCCTTCGGCTTCTCCCTTGGCATCCTCAACGGCGAGCGCGTGCTCGTCGTGACGCCCACGGGCATCGATAGCCGCGACCGCGCGGAAGCGACCCGCGCTTTCAAGGTTTAGAATATGCCACCTCTTATAGCTCCAATTGCTGGTCTTCTTGGCGGCGGCTTCTTGGCCGAACTGCTGGTCGGCACTGCGCTTTATATCGGCGGAACGCTGCTGTCGCAGGCGCTGGCGCCAAAGCCCGCCGCCCAGAAGGATCCCGGTGTCGAGCTTTCGATCCGCCTGGGCGGGGACAGTCCGCTCTCCTTCATGGTCGGTCTGGGCGCGACCGCCGGGCATCGGACTTATGCGGGCACCTGGGGGCAGGACGGGGAAACTCCGAACGCGTTCTTCGTGGATGTGCTGGAGATCGCCAATGCACCCGTGGACGGCTACGAAGGCGTGCGGGTCGATGGAGAGCCCGGCACGATCCTTTGGGATGAGGCGCATCCGGACTATGGCTATCCGATCGCGCAGGGGCGGAAGGACGGCAAGGATCATCTCTGGGTCAAGTTCCATGACGGCCGCCAGACCGTTGCTGACCCTTATCTGCGCGCCAAGTTCGGAGACCATCCGGACCGCCCCTATGATGCAGACATGGTGGGGCAGGGCACCGCCTATGCCATCGTCACCACGCGGTACAATCGCGAGCTGTGGCAGGGCGCGACGCCGGGCGTGCTGTTCGAGGTGCGCGGGCTGCGCTGCTACGATCTCCGCAAGGATTCGACGGCGGGCGGCTCGGGCGCCCATCGCCGCAATGACCAGACCACCTGGGAGTGGACCGAAAACCCCTATGTGATCGCCTACAATGTCGCGTTCATGGGCGTCTATGTGGTCGATGAATGGCTCTGGGGCCTCCAGAACCTGCCGGCGCTGCGCCTGCCGACCTCGGCCTGGATCGCGGCTATGAACGAGGCCGACCGGACGTTGCCGGCCTGGAACGACCAGCGGCAATTCGTGATCGGCGGCGAAGTCACCGTCGATATGGAGCCGGCCGTCTTTCTTGAGGAGGTCGCCAAGTCCTCCGCCGGGCGCTGGATCGAGAGCGCGGGGAGCTACAAGCCGCGCTGTGGCGCGCCGGGAGCGTCGATCTTCGCGTTCACCGCCGATGACCTGCTCCTCACCGAGCCGCGCACCATTACGCCTTTTCCCGGGCTGGAGCAGACCCACAATACGGTCGAGGTTAGCTATACCGAGCCCAGCGAGGCGTGGCGCCCCAATGCTGCCCCGGTGCAGAGCAAGGTGGAATATGTCGCGGCTGACGGCAACCGGAAGCTGGTGGCTTCGCTCAGCCTGCCGTTTGTCCGGTTCAATGAGCAGGCGCAGCGCCTCGGCTTCACCTATCTGGAAGATGGCCGGCGCTTCCGGCAGCTCCAGGCCTCGTTCCACCCGATCTCCTGGCTGTTCGAGCCGGGCGACGTGATCGACGGGACGATCCTGTCCGAGGGATACAACGGCAAGGCATTTGAAATCCTCGAAATGTCCGGCCGCCGGACCTTCGTGCAGACCATCACGCTGCGCGAGATCGATCCAGGCGATTTTGATCCGCCTTCGAGCGCACGCCAGCCGTGGTCTGTCGGTTCGATCAAGGTCGAGTTTCCTCCCGTCCAGGCGCCGACCGACATCACCTTTGAGCCCTATATCTTCGAGGACGCGGAGGACCGTTCCCGCCGCCCCGGCATTCTCGGGCACTACCGCGGGGCCATGGACGATGTCGAATCCGTCATGGTGGAAATCCGCCAGGAGGGCGTGACCGAGCCCTTCTTCCGTGAGCCGTTTTCCTATGCCGCCGACCGGGTCGGTGTCGTGAATCTTCCCATTGCCAGCCCGGTGTTTTTCCCGAACCTGCATGTCGAGGTGCGCGGCCGGTACCTCCCCTTTAGCGCGCGGGAAACGGGCTGGACGGACTGGGTCAAGATCACGATTCCGGATGTGCCGATCGATGCTGAACTCGACATCCTCGACGACAGCATCATCTCCGCCAAAATCCGCGATGCCGCCATTACCTCTTCCAAGATCATGGATGAGGCGGTCACTGAACTGAAGCTGGCGGATGAGGCGGTCAGCGCCGCGAAGATCGCTGCGGGCGCGGTCCTCAACGACAAGCTCGCGGACTTGTCGGTGTCGCTTTCCAAAATCCAGAACGGCGCTGTCAACGGCGATAAACTGGCGGACGCGGCGGTCACGGCGAGCAAGATCGCGAACGAGACCATCACCGCTACCAAGTTTGCGTCGGGTATCCGCCCGGTCGAAATTCTGTCTGCGCTGCCCACGACAGGCAATTTTGCCGGTCGGATGGTGTACCTGACCACTGACGGAAAGCTCTATCGCCACACCGGGTCGCCTGCCGGCGCTGCTGGGTTCACTGCGGCTGTGGATGGTAGCGATATAACAGGCGAAATCGTTGCAACCGATATTGCTGATGACAGCATCACGACGCCCAAGCTGCGTGCAAATGCTGTCACAACCGCGAAGCTCGATGCCCTGGCTGTCACGGCCGACAAGATCGCAGCAAATGCTATCACGACTGGCAAAATTCAGGCCGGTGCTGTTTCCGCCGATCAGATCGCCACCAACGCGATTACTGCCAGTAAAATCGCAGCCGACACGATCACCGGCGATAAGATTGTTGCGGGTACGATTACCGCCCGCGAAATGGTTCTGACTGATACTCAAAACCTTGTTCAAAATAGTAATTTTGAGGCTGGATTAGACCCGTGGGTTATTTCCACATCTGCCGGTGCATCCGCTCCCGGACCGGGCGAAATTATTGATACAATTACCGGATCAGCCGTTCCAGACCTTGAGAATAGCAGCGCATTGCGCATTGTGAATAATACTAATGTAAATATCGGTGTTGCCTATAAACGTGATCGTTCAACAAATGTTAATTTGCGATCCGACTTTATTCAAATCGCAGCCGGCGAAACGATCTATGCTGAAGCAATGGTATATAGCAGTGTTGCTATCCCTGCCGGAACACCAATTATGCAGTTGTCACTGGCCCGAGCTAGTGACGGAAGCACGACAAGCTCCACCATTGCCGTGTCAGATGCAATCATTCCTGCAAATACGTGGACCAAGGTTACCGGAACACGCCCCGCTTCTACGGAAGTATATGGCACCGTCCGAATTCTAAGCAATATAGCTTCGACACGGCTGATCCGTGGGGTTGTAGTTTTGCGGAGGAATGCTGCAAACTTGATTGTTGACGGAGCAATCACGGCCAATCATTTAGCAGCCGATTCCGTTACCACAAATGCGCTCGCGGCGGGATCGGTTACAGCAAACGCCATTGCTACCAATGCGGTTACTGCCGACAAGGTTCAAGCTAACGCCATCACTGGCGTTAAGATTCAGGGCGGAACAATCACCGGTGATAAGATCGCTGGTAACACGATCACTGGCGACAAATTCGTTGCAAACACTATTACCGCTCGTGAATTAATCCTCACGGATTTTGAGAATTTGATTCTCAACGGGACTTTTGCTCAAGGTCTCGCTGGTTGGAATATGGGCGTAGGAACCACTGTTCTCTATAATAGAGGGCAGGGTGGTGGTTCTGGTGAGAGTTCGCCGACGCCAGTTTATGCCGGCATGGATAGCGTTAGCACCCGCTTGGATTGGGGGATTATCCCGGTCAAGGCGGGCGAAGAATTTCTCTTTGCAATGCAAGGGGCTCGATCATCTTCCGGCACTGTCAGCGCCGGCATTCGTGCCCGCTGGTATGATGCAGACATGGTTCAAATAGGTGGCTCGATCACCTATGAGAATTTCACCAATGTGGTCTGGCGTCAGTACTCATACGCTTGGACAGCACCAGCCGGCGCCGCATTCTTGCGAGCAGAAGTCGTTCGCACGACCGACGATTCGCCCGGTCGCTTCGCTTTCACCAACGTTCAAGTGTTCCGCCGCAAGAACGCTGACCTAATCGTTGACGGCGCGATCACCGCCGACAAGCTGTTGGCCAACTCCGTCACGTCCAATGCTCTCGCTGCCGGGTCCGTGACGGCCAATGCGATCAGCGCAGGCGCCATCACCGCGGGCAAGATCAGCGCGGGGGCGATCAACGCTTCAAACCTCTTTGTTAACGGGGTGGTAATCACCGATGTGATCGCCGCGAACGCCGCGACCCAGGCGTCATCCACATATGTCGGAGGCGCTGTGGGTTTCACCGGTTCTGGCGGCGGCTGGACAACGGTCAATTCCCTCACCGTTACGTCATCGTCCGGGTGGGTCGTCAGTTTCACATGGTCCGGGCGCTTCAACGGCGTGGTCAACGTCGCGCGTGATATCCAGGTTGGGTTCTATCGTGGCGAGACCCAACTCGCGGTGCGCACCTACACGATCTGGGGCGATGCGACGTATCCGTACATCACTGTTCCTTGGCAAGACACGCCGGGCTCGGGGACGTTTACTTACTCGGTTCGCATCCAATCGTCCAACGCCGCTTCCGGCACTGTGGGCGATGTTGGACAGCGTTACCTCAACGCTCTTCAGTTCAAGAGATAGACCATGGCGCGCTATGCACTCTTCGACCCGGCGACGGGTGAAATCGAGGCGGTAATCGACGTGGCAAATGCCCAGTCTCTGCACGAGAACCTTCATGGGCGCGGCCATGTCGAGGCCGCGCCCGGGGTGGACGATACCACGCATTATGTCTTTGGCGGCGCATTGGTGGAGCGCCCAGCCGTGTTCGAGGGCGGTGGCGTGACCATCGCCGCGAACGGCGCGGATGAATTCAGGCTCTTGGTGCCCAATGGAACCAGGGCCGGGCTGGAAGGCAGTCCGCTGGAAGAGGTAGCCGATGGTGAGGTCGTCTTTACCGCGAGCGTCCCAGGAGAATATCGGCTGCGCCTCTGGCCGCCTTTCCCGCAGCGGGTCCAGGAGATCATGATCCATGCGGTTTGATGTCCGGATCACCGCCGCCCAGGTTCGGGACGAGGCCGAGCGGCGCATCACCGCGCGATGGCCGCTGTGGCGGCAGGTGAACGTGATGCGAGAGGGCGGCGCGGCACTCACCGCCATGGCCTCTGAGATCGACGCGATCCGGGCCGCATCCAATGCGCTGGAGCGGTTGGAGCCGATACCGGGCGGCTATGCCGATGACCGGCACTGGCCACCCATCGAATAGACCATCACCAATTCCGCCCGCCGCTCCGGCGGGCTTTTTTGTGCAAACAAAGGAAGACCGATGAGCAAAGAAAACGAACGCATTGCCGAACTCGAAGCGACCCTTACAGCCAAGGACGCGGAGATGAAGACGCTCTATCGCCTCGTCAACAAGTACAAGCAGACCATCACCGATCTTGAAATCGCGGGCGTCAACAAGGAGATCACCATCGAAGACCTGCAGGCGCGCCTTGCGGCGATTGGTGAAGCTAACCAGGCGGCGGAGTGAATCCAATGCCGGACATTGAAGAACGACCGCAGGCCTTCGATCCCCGAAAGCTCGTAGCCGGCTACATCACGCTCGATGTCATCCGCTGCCCGAGCGTAACTGCGAGGCCTGCGTCCTGCGGCGAGGTGAGGGCCAGCAACATAACTGCGCAAGTCGTTGAAGGCTCAAAGATTGCGCCGGCACCCAATGGGCGCGTTTGGGTTCACGGGCGGTGGACAAGCCCCGCCGACGTCATGAAGTCCACGAGCACACGCTGAGGCACGAACTGATGGGGGCTATGGCCGATCGTCATCCCTAGGAATTTACCGCGAAGGCAGCCCCGGTGGCAAAATTACCGTCCGGCAGGGCGGAGTATACGGCAAAGCAACATGTCGTCCTTTTCATCAATCCCCCTCCAAGGAGCACATTCATGACTACTTCCTACACCGTCCGGCTGGCAGACGGCACCACCATCACCATCGAAGGCGTCGCGTCCGTTGAGAAGGACGGCGCGGGCCTTCGGTTCAAGGCCGAGGATGGCGGCGTGATTGCCGGTTTCGATGATGGCCAGGCGAAGGCGCACTGGCCGGCCGAGGCAGTGGTAACACCGGCGCAGGAACCCGAAGCTGAGGAAGAGGGCGACTAACGCGCTTATGCCCCAGTAGGCCCACCGTTTGCCGCCTCCGAGGCGGCTTTTTCATGTCCAGAGACAGAAAGCAAAAACCGCCCGTGTCGTTGGGGGTACGACACGAGCGGCTTGGAGAATGTCGGGCCATCAGCCCTGCTGCAGGTTGATGGAGACCAGGGTGCGGGTTGGCTCCGCGAGCTTTGAACGCGCTCGCTCGCCTTTGGTTGCCGAGAGCGGCGAAATTCCAGAACTTATGCCTGCGCAGGACGAAGCCCTTTTGAGGCGCGGAGCTCGGCCCTTTGAAGATTAGAGCGAACCGCTCGCCAGCCCATGGAGGATTGCAGAGCGAGCGGTTCTCATGGCGGAGATGGAGTCCGCTGCGCTCTCTAACGGCTCTTCCGATTGAATGTTCCTCGCCGCCTATGGGCGGCTTTTCCATATCAAGAGACAGGAGAGTCCCATGAACTTCGTGGGGACGGGGCGCCGCCTTGCGCAGGGCGACGTTGGCGATGCCGCGCGCGTGCTCGGCGTCGAAACGGCCGTTCTGTTGGCCTTCCTCGAGGTGGAGGCGGCCGGCCGGGGCTTCGACGGCAAGAACCGGCCCAAGATGCTGTTCGAGCCGCATGTGTTCTGGCGCAATCTTTCCGGCGCGCTGCGCGACCGCGCCGCGGCGCTCGGGCTTGCCTACAAGAGCTGGGGCGCCAAACCCTATCCGGCCGACAGCTATCCCCGCCTGGAGCAAGCCGTCGCTCTGGCAAGGGAGCCGGGGCTGCGCTCGGGATCCTATGGATTGCCGCAAATCCTCGGCGAAAACCATCGCGCGGCGGGCTTTGCCTCGGCCGAGCTGATGGTCCTGGCCATGATGCAGGGCGAGCGCGAACAGCTCCTCGCCATGGTCGTGCTGCTCAAGGACTGGGGCCTGGACACACTGCTGCGGGGCAGGGACTTCACCCTGGCCGCGAACTGGGCCGACATCGCCCGGCGCTACAACGGCGCCGGCTACGCCAAGAACGAATACCACACCAAGCTCGCTGCGGCCTACCGCAAGCACAAGGGAGGCGATCCCATGAACATTCCCGCGCCGTCGACCGTCACCTTGCGCGAGCGCATGAAAGGGGAGGCGGTCCGCAACCTGCAGGCCGACCTCGTCGCCCTCGGCTTCGACCCGGGGGCCGTGGACGGCCGCTTCGGCCCCAAGACCGTGGCGGCCGTCAAGACCTTCCAGGTCGCCCATGGGCTCACGGCCGACGGCATCGTCGGGCCGAAGACCCATGCCGCCATCGCGAAAGCGGTCGCGACCATGGTGGCCGACAAGACACCGCCGCCGCCTGAATGGGCGGGGCAGAAACCACAAACCCTCTGGGGCGCCTTGGGCGCCCTTTTTTCATGGCTGTTCGGCCGCAACTAGGAGACCACCATGTCGACGACGATTGTTTCCATCCTCACCGAGCAGGTGCTCGTGCCGCTCATGATCACCCTGATCGGTGCGGTCGTGACCTGGGCGGCGCAACGCTTTCATGCCTGGACGGGTATCCAGATCGAGGCCAAGCACCGCGAAGCGCTGCAGTCGGCTCTGGAGAACGGCGCCATCTATGCCCTCGACCTACTGATCGAGCGGGGAGGGCAGATCGATTTGCGCGACCCGGCGCTGATGCGGCAACTGCTCGAGGACGCCATCGGTTACGTGCGCGATAGCGTGCCGGATGCGATCGGCTTTTTCGGCCTCGATGATTTCGGGCTCACCAAGCTGCTGCGGCCGAAGATCCCGGTGCTGACCGAAGAGGAGGCGCGGGCGCTCACCGGCTATGACGGGCCGATCGAGAACCGCACCGGCACGCGCTAACCGATGACCATCTTCCTCCATATCCGGGAGCGCTTTCCGGCGCGCGCTCTCGAATGGCTGTGCTCAGGGCTGATCTTCGCCCTTGGCCTCGCCATGTTGATTTTTCCGGCGAGTTTCGACCGGGTTGGGCTGGAGAGCTTTTCCCAGCTTATGCGCCCCGCCGCCTGGGCCGCCATGGGAGTTGCGCTGGGTGGGATGCGGCTCTCAGCACTCTTCATAAACGGTCGCGATCCCAGGGTGTCGATCCCCGCGCGGCTGGCCGGGGCCGTCCTCGGCGCCGGGTACTATGGCCTGTTCGTGGGCCGCTTCGCCGAGGGGTCCACCTCGACCTCTATCGCCTTTGGCGTGGTCACCTATTCGGCGCTCATGCTTGCCGACATCTACAACGCGATGCGGGTGACCGCTGACAGGAAGGCGCAGCGGGAGGGCGTATGATCGAGTGGTTTGCCGAGCAGCCGGCCGAGGTGAAGGTGGCCGTTGTCGCTATGGTTAGCGCCGTTGCGGTCGCGCTCATCCAGCACTATCGCGGCAAGCCGAGCAAGACGGCCGAGGTCGCCGGCGCGATCGTGGACAACAGTGCCATCAACAAGCTGGCGCAGTCGATCGATGGCCTCACAGAGGAGGTGCATTCGGCCAAGGGCGCGGCATCGCGGATGGCAGACCAGATCGACGACAGCCTCAAGCGCCATGGCGACCAGGTGGCGCAGCTAAGGGAGGAGATGATCCGGCGGAGCGGAAGGGAGTAGGCTACTCCATCTCGGGCACATCGCCCCAGGCGAACAGGATATCGGGCAGGCCGTATCCGGGACCCATTCTACATCCGCTTACGTTGCGGATGAATGGTCTCCCCGCGTTTCAGCATTTCGACGAACGCCTCGATCTTCTTCCGTCGGCCGGCTTCGGTCTTCATATTTTGGACGCGGAAGGCGAGCGCAAAGCGGTTTTGCGAACTCAAGGTTTCCAGCATGGCCTTTGCCTTGGGTTCTGCGTCTATAGCCGCCTGCAGGTCGGGCGGGATCGCCATGTTCTGAGCGCCGTCGTAGGCCCGTTGCCACCGTCCGTCTGCCTTGGCCGCTTCGACGTGCTTCAGTCCGTGCTCGGTCATCCGGCCTTCTTCGACGAGCCGCGCGACGTTGTCGACGTTGATCTTGCTCCAGATGCTCTTCGGGCCCCGCGGTGTGTAGCGCTGTAGAAAGCTCTTGTCGTCGAAGCCTTTCCGGATGCCGTCGATCCAGCCCCAGCACAGCACCACACCGACCGCCTCGGCAGGCGTGATTGAGGCAAGTCCCGAACCCTTCTTGTGAATCTTGATCCACAGTTCGGTTTCCGCGTCGTGGTTACGGCTCAGCCACTGGTAGAAGCTCGCGGCGTCGGCGAATTCGCGGACCTTGGTAGGATCGACAGTAACGGGTGCCATCAGTCTTCACTCCATCGTCGGCGCGTCACCGTCCTGGAACAAAATCTCAGGTTCGCCGTACTCGCCAATGTCCGGGCGCGCTTCCCTGCTCCAGGCGATGACACCGGCGAACTGGCCAGAACCGGCCATGATCTTCGCCTCGCGGATCGCGCGCTCTTCGCTCTGCATTTCTCGCGGCTCGAAGGCGGGCTGCAGGTCGCCGTTCTCGCCCGGCTTGAAGGCCAGGAGGACGATGAGCGTGGGCATTTTGGTAATTGGCGTCTGTCCGGGCATAGGCGCTCTCAGAAATCAAAGAGATCGGTTTTTGCGGCCGCGGTCGCCGGCGGGTCTTCCTTGGCGCCGCGCGCGACGATGGTGAGCGCACCATCGGGCAGAGGTCGCTGCAGCGCCGAGGCTTCCTCCCATGGCGCCCGTAGCCATGCCTCGACCTCGTCGGCGTCAGTGAGGATCACCGGCATGGCCTTGGGGTGGATGGCCTTCACTTCGGCGTTTGGCTCTGTGGTCAGGAACGCGAAGAGGTCGGCCGTGACCTCACCTTCCTTGACTTTGCGCACGCTGGCCCATGCTGGGACGTGAATTCCGGCGAAGAAGGCGAGGGGGCGTCCTTCGTCAAAGGCGAACCAGATGTCGCCGCCCTCAGCTTTGTTGAACTCAGAGAAGGACGAGAACGGTACCACGCACCGATTCTCCACTCCGAGCCAGCGCCGCCAGTGCGGTGAACCGACGTTGCGCACGTTGGTCACCCCCGGATCTCTGTTCTTCCCCTCCAGCACAAATTTAGGGCTCGGCAAGCCCCAGCGGGCCATGGCCAGCTCGAGCTCGCCTTCGTGGTTTCGCACGATCGGGGCGCTATAGTCCGGGAAGATGCCGGGCAGGGGCGGGAAGTTTCCGATGTCCTCGTTGATCACGAGGTCGCGGCCGGCCCGCATGAATTGGCGGATCGCCTCGACGTTCGTCGTGACTGAGTAGAGGTTACACACCTAGTCTTCCCTCCTCATGAGCAGCGCGACGGCCACGACGAGACCGAGGCCGATGAGCCAGACAGCTACGCCGCGCCACCAATCCAAGGCGAGCCCTGTCCAGACGCCGGCGGCGCCCGCGACAATGGCAGCAATCGTGATGAGCAGAAGCGGGCGGTTGTCCATCGCCGCAGCAAAGCCGAAAACGTGATCGCGCGCAATCTTGTTCTCAATTTGTTCCGGCTGTAGGACTCCGCCTCTTCGGAGCCTGCGATGCGCTATGACCCCAAAACCACCCTGCT